CCAGATACCGCGTCACCTGCCGGGCGCGAAGAAGGTCGATGAACGAGCGCAACTCGAACTCGTTCTGGCTGGCCCGGCGGCCGGATCGTGTCTCAAGCAAGATGTTGCTCCAGATTGCAGGCTGGCAGCCATGTGATCGTCGAGGTCGGCGAAGCGTTCAGAACCTCCACGCCCAGCCCGCCCAGCGCGTCGGTCAGGGTGCGGAAGTGCCGTCGCCACGTTTCAGTATCGGAGCACATATCCATCCGGCCTTGGTGGAGGCCGAACCAGTGATCCCGCGCGCCGCCGTCCGAGAAGTCCATTCCCACGATGATGATCGTCTTCGCACCCAACTGCGCCGCGACATGCACCGCCTGATAGCCCGAGTTCGAACCGTGGCGAACATTGCCGGGCACCGGGTCGAAACCGTCGGGGCCGGTATCGTTGAGGTTCTGGACGTCGTACCGCCCGAGAGGGTTCCTCGATATCTTGATGCGCCGGAACGCCGAGAGACCGTGGTGGTGATCCCACCATTTGGCGTCCGACGACAAAAGTATATCTGCGAACCAGCACGGATAGACTGCATCCGAAACGGCGATCACGCGGCACCGGCCGAGCGCATGTGCGATGCCAATCGTGCGAACCTGCGCCAGCGTCAGCGACGGCCCGCCAGCGACGACAACCGCAGTCTCGCCCTCCCATACCCTTCCCGGTGCGAACAGCATGGCTACTGCGGAACGTTCGGGTCCAGATCGCCGTAGCGCAGCGGGTTGAGGTTGGCCTGGATCATCACGTCGTCCATGCCGTCGAGATTGGGCATCACCGCAAGGATGTCGAAGACCAGCGAATCCGCGCGGATGCCGTGTGGCCCGTAGTCGTGGGTGTCGTTGAAGACGATGCGTTGCGTCTCGTTGATGCCCTCAAGCTCAAGGAAATCGCCGCGCAGGGTGTGCGACACGACACTCTGAAGCTCGTCGCCTTTGAACACCTCTCTCCCGCGATTGGGCTGGATGCTCATCCAGACCTGCCGATATTCCGCCCATGTCACGATGTCGTTCAGCGGGCCGGGGATCGTGACCTTGTGCTGGATCAGGACGAGGTTGGGCGCCTTGCTGGACGGAAACATCACCACCCACCGTTCAGATCAGTGCCGTTCGGGACGCGAAGCTCCTTCGTAAGCTGGTCCACCCCGAATGAAATCTTCTTCTCGACCTGCATTATCCGGGGTTCTTGATAGGTCGCGGCGCGCGACTCGACCCACGATGCTGCCAGCAGGTATGACGCTTGACGAAGCGCGGCCGGAACTTTCTCGGGATCATCTGCCCCGACGACGTATTCGATCTCCATCGTGCCGGCTTGCTCGACCAACCCGGTGTCGATCGTCGGGAGCATCCGGTCGATGCGGACACGATCGTCAGGATCAGAAAGAACCTGCTCAGTTCCGCCTGTGACAGCATATTTGACCGACGTGATCGACTTCAGCGGCGGGCGAGGAAGCTGGACGGACGGGAGGATGCGGCGCAGACGCAGCACATAGGTCTGCTCCATGAGCGAGAGGTTCGTCCGCTTCTCGACATACTCATCGGCCGCGCGAATCCAGAACTCGATCAGATCGTCCTCCGACCCGTGCCTGATCCGTTTCCCCGCCTTCACGAGGTCGACGCTGATCGAGGTCTTTGTGGCCGGCGTTTTCAGCGTCAGATCCATTTCGACCTCGATCCAGATAGTCGCCCTGTCGGATCATGCGATCCGAATAGCGTGCGTTACGCCCCGGCATCGGCCTGCGGAGCCTCTGCCTCGCCATCGGCCGGCGCAGTCGCGGCTTCGAGAGCCTTTTCGATCTCAGCGGCCAGACGCGCGGCACCCCAGCGGGAGTCGGCGTCCTTGCCGGTCAACTCCTTGAACTCGGCGCGGAGGCTGTCGGTGGCCGAGCCGGGAAGAACCCGTTGATCGTCGGGAAGGCTGCCGCCCTTCTTGCCGTCGCTGTCGTGATCGAGCGGATCACGCTGCGGCGTGAACTTGCGGGAGGTCATTTCCGGGCCTCCCTGCGCCCCGGCATCGGCCTGCGGAGCGGTCTGGCCGGGCAGCACAGCCATACCCTTCTTCACGAGCGCCTTGGCGATCTCGGGAAGGAAGCCGGCCTTTTCGCCCGCGACATTCGAGCCGTAAGGCTGCGCAAGCGTCACGACGACCACGCCATTCTTGTTCGGAGCGAACGGGTTGCTCATGTTCTTCGTCCTTGTTTCGGGGAGAGGCGGGCGGCACGGATGCCGCCCGCTGTCATCTCGTCAGGCTCAGGCCGGCGGATTGTCGTACCAGTCGAGGCCGGTGATGTTCACCACGGCGCCGGGATGACGGACATCCGCGTCGTGGTGCATGATCGCGCGAACCAGCGTAACGTTGCGCTGGAAGGCCGAGTACATCACGCCGCCGACCTTGTAGGACGCCTCTTCGGAGACGCGGAAGGACAGCCCGGTCGCCTCACCGAACAGCACATGGCTGAAGTCGATGAGGTGGATGTCGGTTTCGTCGCCGCCGGTGCCGAGGTTCGCCGGCATCATCGTAGTCTCGTAGACCGGCTTGCTGCGCAGGCGCGGGCCGCTGCCTTCACCGGGGCCGTAGTTGACCTCGGGATAGACACGGTTTCCGTTGCCGTCGCGGAGGCCGGAGAGCCAGATGCGGGTGCGCGGGTGCATGATCCATGCGGCGCGACGTCCGTGAATCTTGCGATTGCGCATTTCGGTCTCAGCCTTGGCCAGGGTGGCCTCGACGCGCTGGATCGTCTCGATCGGCGTACCGCCAACGCCCCAGCCCGCGAAGGACGGAACGCCAGCGATGCGGGTGATGCCGAGCGGACGGTTGGACTGGCCGTCGCCACGAAGCAGGGCAAGGTCCATGTTCTCGCCCAGCGCACCGCGGATGTCGTCCTCAATGAACGACTGCATGTCGCCGACCGACCACGAGAGCAGTTCGTTCGATGCAGGCACGAGAACCGACAGGCGCTTGGCCTGGAGGTTCACATCCCGGAACGTCTGCTGCTCGACGCCGATGTCCGACGCTTCCGCCCCGTAGCCACCGACCACGCCGCTGTCGCCGGCGGGAATGGTGAAGTTGCCATTGGGCAGACGGATGCGGCGAGGATTGCCAGCCAGGAATGCCGAGTCTTCCCGGAGGATTTCGATGATCTCGCTGGCGAGCGGCGTCGGAACGGCGTAGCCGCCGTCGGCCGGAGTGGTCGACACCAGCTCCTTGACGAAAGTGCCATAGCCGTTCTTCTCCAACTCCTCGTGGGGAGTGGAGCGGTTCTGGTGAGCCTTGATGATCGACGTCAGCGCGAGGCCCAGCTTTTCGACCGGCTTGAGCTTGCGCTCGACGGCCGCCGGAACGGTGCTGGTTTCGGTCTCATCGACAGGCTGCGCCGCCGCCTTCACCGCATTCTCGGCGCGCTCGGCCAGCGCGATCTTGGCATTGATGCCATCGATCTCGTCCAGCGCCTTCTGGAGCGCGTCGGTGTCTTCCTGCGTAGCGCCGTCGGCGAACGCCTTGGTCTGGAGGTCGCTCAGGCCCTTGGTCTTATCCGCGAGAGCCTTGCGAAGTTCGGCGAGAGTCATATCTCGGTCCTTTCTTCATGAAAAAACCCGCCTCAGTGGGCGGGTCGGATGGTGATCCTCGCGGATCGTGGATCGGGTCGCCCCGATGGCTTACGCGGCCTCGACGGCCGCGATCTTGGCAAGACGCTCTTTCAGCGCCTTCTGGACTTCGGGGTCGGCAGGGACCGGAGCGGGTTCCGGCTCGGGCTCGGACGCCTTAAACAGGCCGCGGATGCCCTCGACGAGCTTCGTCAGCGCACCCTTCCGCTCGGGCTCGTTGATCTCCTGCACCTTCGGCTCGAAATCCTTCAGGAACTCCTCGACGTTGAGTTCCAGTTCCTGCACGACAGGATCGACCTCGGGCTCGGCCGGCTCGGCGGATAGCTCGACAGTGCCGGCGACGACGGCATCAGCCGCCTTCTCCATGCGCTCGGCAATCTTTTCCAGACGGTCGAGCGACTTCTCGTCGAGTTCGATTTTCGTGGTGAGGATGGAGGTCTTGTCGCCGGTGGCGTCCTTGTGCGCGGCCTCAAGTTCCGAGCGCGGGACGATCAGGCCGGCCGCCGTTCGGGTATAGGTGTCCAGCACCTCTTCGAGGAAATCCTTGGCGAGCATGTTGCCCTCCTTGATCGACCGCGCCAATGCCGCAGGATTGCTGGGAACAGCAACGATCGAGCATTCGTACATTTCCCATTCGAGGATGTCGTAGGCCCAGGTCGGCTCGCCCTTGTCGTCGAGCTTCCGCTCCAGCTTCGTCGGCATGAAGCCGATCGAGGCCGCGCGCAGAATGCCCTGCTCCAGAAGGCCGTAGGCCATGTCGATATGCGGCGCCGTGCCCTCGGCGGCGAGTGTCGCCCTGCCCTCGATCCGCTTCGGCTTCTTCTGGACATCAGACCAGTTGCCGAGGATGAGATCGCTGCGATGGTTGAGCAGGCAGATCGGGTTGCTTTCGAACCGGGTCAGATCGGCGCCCTTGGCGCGAACCGTGTCACCGTAGCTGTCGGTGGTCTCGTCGGTCATGACGAAAACAGCCGACCGCGTGCCGCCGTCGAAAGATTTCGGCATTTTGGCAGCGCGGTAGACGATGCCGTCGTTCACGCTCAGCGAGCGCTTCGACAAGTACTCGTCGATCGAGATATTCAGCATCGCTGCCTCCTCAGTTCTTTACGAGAGAGAGGACCGGCGCCTTGGCCTTGTCCTTGTCGTCGGTCTTCTCGGTATCCTCTTCGCCGGGCGCATTGCCGCCGGCTTTCAGGATCACCTCGTTGTTGGTGTCGGTCATCACGAAGTTGCCGCTGAATAGGTAAACCTCACCGGCATCGCCGATCGTATTGAAGCCCAGCTCGTCGAGCGCCTGGTTCTTCGTTATGAGCCCGGTCTTCCACTGGTCGTTGATGACCTTCTGGCGCTGCTCAGGATCGGCGGCATATGCCTGATCCTTGTCGAACATGATGAAATACTCATCCTGCTCGTCCTCGGTCAGCAGGACCGGATGCAGCGCCTCGGTAATCGCATCGAAGATCGGGACCAACGAATCCGTGACATAGGCCCGCTCATAGGGCGTCACGTTGTCGTATTTGACACCGTCGAACAGGTAGACCTTGTGCGGCGGGACACCGTAGTAGCGGCAAACGTCGGTAAAGACCGCGTTGTTCGCCTTCAGAAACTCGGCATCGGCGGCCGTCTGGCTCATCTTCTCGACCTTGGGCGACTGGCCGCTGATGCCCTGCCCTTCAAGGATGAACGGGACGCCCTTCTCGCGCGCCTTCTTGGCTTGCGCCTGCAAGTCCTTATTGAGCCGCTGCCACTGTTCGTCGGTCAGGCCGTCAGGGAACGTCAGCGCCAGGATCGGCATGCCGCCGTTGCTGAACAGATCGCTCTGGAACTTCTGCATGTTCGAGATGAGGTCGAACGCGCCCTTGGCAACAGCACTTGTCGCGATCGGGTCGATCCCGTTCATCGAGCGCAGACGGATATGCGCCATCTGGTCGTCGAGAAGGCCGCCGGCCGCCCAGCCATACTGAGCCTGCGCGTGCTGGCCGTTGGCAGTGACATCGTAGACGTAACGTCGCTGCTTGGGCTCGACGCGCACCGACACGTCGGTATGCGGGATGCCCTGAATCTCCATCAACTCGCCAGTGCGCTTGCGGCGCGCGGCCACGTAATACTGCGACGCCGTCACGAGATGTGCCGTCGCAATCCGCAGGAACTCCTTCACACCATAGTAGCGACTGGTTCGGCCGGCGAGCATTGCTGCGACGCGGTGCTCATTCGGCTCGACGATCTCGGCGCCACCATTCTTGCGGCGATAGAGATATGCCGGTGTCTTCGCTACGTCTCTCGAAAGGACATCGATGCACTTCAGACTGATCGCGAGCCGCAGCATCGCCGAGCGCGAGCCCGCAGCGACGTAGCCCATGCTGAAGAGATCGCCCATGTTGGTCGTGGTCCAGAGGTGGCTGTCATCGGCGCCGAACGCGCGGACGGCCACCGGAGCACGCTCAGTTATGTCCTTGGTTTCGGTCATAGCAGGTGCGTCCGTTTGGCGTGCTTCTGGATGTTTTTGATCTTTTCGAGCGGGCGAAGATTGGTAAGAGCCCAAGCCGCCTTGAACTCGGGATCATCGAAGCCGGTGTAGGAAAAGCTGGCGAGCGGAACGATGTGGTCGAGATGCCAGAACGTGCCGAAGTTCTGCCAAGTCATCCCCCTCGTAAACTGGCGCTCGATGTGCCGGCAAAGATCCTGCTTTGTGTATCCGAATGCGGTCTGCCAGCTTTCGTTCTTGTAGCCGATGGCGGCGGCATCACCATCTCTTCCAGATCGGAGTCTGAGCGCTTCTCGGACCCGGTTTCCCACCGAATGAGCAAACCGCTGCTCCGGGCTCCGCTTCTCGCGCGATCGTCGAGAAATTTCTCTGGTTTTGTCACGATTAGCGGCCCGCCACGCGCGCTCCAACTTCTTCTCGTGATCACCATAACGCTCTCGGCGCTCCGCATTGATGCGGTCACGATTCCGGCTCAGATACCGACGTTTGGATTGCGCGCGTTTTTCTGGATCGCGGTGATAGGCAATTCTGGCCTTCCGCGCGTGGCATTCGCGACAATAGGATTCCAGTCCATCGGGTCGTCCGTTCTTTGGGCTGAAGAACTCGATCGTTCTTGGGTTCTCTGTGTCGCATTGTGAACACGATTTATCCCCACGGAGCTGATAGCTCCTTCGAGGCGTTGGATCGCCGTACTTGCGCCAGTTTTTCCAGTGCGCGCCACACCACCCACGCCCCTTCGCGGGCTTGCTACAACCATCAAATTTGCATACTGATTTGTCAGCCACTCAACACCTCATCCGTGTTGGCTTGGTTAGGGCCGACGCGGTGTTACCAGCACCAAATCGGCCCGCTTAAATTACCCTATCCTACTGACTTTTCAATCAATATCGACCATGCGCAAGCCTCTTTCCGCCATGGGATTCGGCCGCTTGGTTTTCAGAGGATCGACCTGCTCGAGATAACAAGCGTGCGCCATGCACATCCCGTCAAAGCCGTCGATCTTCATGTTGCTGTGCTCGGAGACCTTCTTCGGCAGGATCAGTTCCGCCGTGTTCTGTCCGCCGATCGTGTTCTCGACATTCCAGGCCAGCACCGGGTTGCCGTTGTGGGCCAGCCCCTTTGTCTTCCCGACCGCGCGGGCCGTGATGTCCTTGCATGGCTCGGAGTAGTTCGGCGCGTTCTTGCGGAACGCCACCACCGGCTTCCCCTGCTTCGTGAGGCTGCCCATAAGGGCGTTGGCCTCGCGGTCGTCGATCGCGATGAGTTCGACCTCGGCAATGTCGCAAAGGTCAATTAAGTCCTTCTCGATCTCGACGTAGGTGTGGAACGAGCCCGGCGTGAACGTCAGAAAGCCCTGCTCGTGCCAATGCTCGTAGATGTCGCGGACCTCATCGTCCTCGCGCCATGGCCCATGCTCGGGCACATAATGCTTGGCGAAGAACGCCACCCTACCATCTGGTAGCTCGAACTCGGCCACCCAGCAGACCATGTCGTTGCGGGTGGCAAGATCGACGCCAACCCAGCACTTTTCGCCCGCGAACTGGAAAAGCTTCAGCTTCTCGTCCTTGCAGGCATCCCATTGGTCGCGGCCGATCAGCCGGCTTTCACCAAGGCCCCAGACATTGAACCGCGTCCGCAGCGTCTCGTTCTTGTTTCGCGGATTGGTGTAGATCTCCTCGACTTCCTGGAGCACCTTCCGCTTCGGTGTCGAGATGCCGAAATTCGGGTTCGCCTTGCGGATCACGCGCTCGCTGCGCCAGTTCCCGAAATCCGTCGGGTCGATCGTCCAGATCGCGGCGAAAAGCTCCGGCCGTAACCGCTTGCCTTCCAGAACCTCGATCGCGATGTTGCGCTCATCCCAGCCGACGCCGAAAGCGTTGTAGCCCGCCGACCCGATCTTGAGAAACAGGCTCTCTGGGCGAGCACCTTGCGACGACTTCATCACATTGTAGATCGCCGCCGGCAGCGAGTGGAACTCGTCCGCGACAACCACTTTGGGGTCGTGGCCGTCCTGCTTTTTCCCAGACGATGACAGGATCGTCGCGTAGCTTTCGGTCTCGGCGACGTCTATCCGCTCCGTCAGGCACCGGATGCCGTAATGCTCCTTCAGCGGCGGGTTATATTCTACCATCTTGGACATCGGCTCCAGCACCTTCTGCGCCAGCGCCGCCGTCGGAGCGATGATGTAGAGATCGTCGCCAATGTGGGCGTTTGGACCAAGCTCGTAGAGCGAGAGACCGGCAGCGAGAAGGGATTTTCCCTGCTTGCGAGTAATCTCCAAGATTGCATCGGTGACGACGCGGTCGCCGGTATCCGACCAGCGGAAGCCGTAGATCGCGATGATGACCCAGATTTGCCAGGCTTCAAGCCGGATCGGCGTCTTCGCCAGTACGCCCTTCACATGGACCTGCGTCTCGATGAACGCGCACGGCTCGATGGCGTGTTCGTCGGACCAGTAGATGTCGCCGTTGCCCTTCTTGGCCTCGGCGTACATCCGCAGGAATCGCTGGGCCGCGAGGATAAGAAGGCGGCAGGCCGGGATCTTCTCGTCCGCGATCAGTTCGGCATAGGCAACGCCAATGGCGACGTAGTCGGGATACTCCTTCCCTTCGATCTTAACCGTGGCGCCGCTGTCGAGTTCGTCTCGCGAACCCGAATGCTGCGTAAGGATTGCCACCTTTCCCTTCCTGCCCGACGATCGTTTGCTCCGCATCGAGGCGTTCCAACTTCATCATGGCCGCGCGCTTCGCTTCCATCGCTTGCCGTGTCGGGCGCTTCCCCTTGCCGATGGCGTAGGCAATGTCGTCTGTCGCGATGGCAAGCATCTCGACGTATTCGCGGGTTTTCAGCGTGAGGAGACCGGACTTGATGAGCGTCCGGCACCATTCGTCGTAGACCTTGCGGCCGGCGGCCAAGAGCGGGATGTTCGGTTCCGGCAACTCCTTGAACGAGGTCAGGAAATGGACCTCTCCGGCGCTACTCGGCGTCTGCTGCTGTTCCTTGGTCTTCATCGAACAGCTCCGCCAGCGGCCCGCGCTTCAGGATGGCGAACTGCGATGGTCTTGTCTCCGGATGCCGGCACCATTGCGGGAGAAGGCTGATCGCGCCAATCTTGCGGGCGTATCCCTCCATCTTGGCTTTCCATCCCTTGTGATGCACCCGGCAGAGCGCCTGAAGATTAGTCCATTCCAGCCGCAGATCGGGCTCGTCCTGCACGGGAACGATGTGGTCGACATCATCGGCCAGGCAGAGATAACCGCGCCGCCGGCACTCCTCGCACTGCCGCTTCACGCTCTGCATGTAGGCGTGGCGCAGCTTCTCCCAATCGGCGTCGTATCCCCTGCTCTGCCGGCTGCCGCGGTACTTTTCGCCCTTCCTGACACGTTCGCCGTCTTTGGCGCCGAGCTTCGGGGCGGTCTGGCGGCGAAAGGACGGGATAGTCATTGACTACTGCCGCATCAAAGTGTTCGTTCGCTTAAAGGGGGTGGTGCATGCCAAGCTTAAAAGATTTCGTCGAAGCGATGAGCACGTCGTGGCCTGTGGCGCTCGCGATCTTTCTAGGGTCTTCAGCAACACTCATCGGCGAGGCGTATGGGATTGAATATCTCGCCACACTTCCAAACTGGCTTCTGGGGACCGCCTTTCTTCTTGCAGTGTTCTCTGGCGCCGTACTCGCAGTGTCCCTGCTCAGGTCGGTCCTTAGCCAAATTGCGCGCCCGTTCCGAATTAGACGCATACGGAAATGGAAGGCGCAACATATCGAGAAACTTCAGCGTATGCCGACTCAAGAAATCCACGTTCTGGCATGGGTGGCCGCTCAGAACACTCAGGTCTTCCTAGCACCGCTCAACGACGCAGCCCTCGAACCCTTGATTGCCAAGGGATATGTGGAGATCGTACCTGGCCACCATTCAGTCCTCGATTGGCCCCACCGAATACCCGATCATGTCTGGGACTTCATGATCAATGAGGTGGCTGGTTGGCCTAACAAAGATCAGATAGTTCGACCCTTCCGCTATTAGATAGTCAACTGCCCGAAAATCTCCTCGCCGAGCCCGCGCTTTACGGCAACCGCCTCAGCATCCTTCAGCGACGCCGCGATGATATTCCCGCCGAGCGTCTTGCCGCCGGCCTTGAACTTCGTCCCGAACACCACTCCGCGCTCGGCCAGCAGTTTCACCTGCACAGGCGTCATGCCGTCGATCTCGTCGATGACGATGCCGTTCTCAGCCTTGGCGGAGCGAAATCGGAACATCTGAAAATCTCCGGCGCCGCCGCTTGCCCCAGCCACAATGAACCGCCGAAGCGGCCGCCCCGCGCTGAAGCGGTTCCTAGCCGTGAGCGAACAGCCTTTGGTGCCCTGTCAGCCGGTATCGCAGGGAGGAGAACGCGGGACGATGTGGATTGTTGGGGTCCGGGCGCGCAAGCCCATCACGCCGCAGAGGATGCGCAGAAAATCCTGATTGTCAACTGAGATTGATGGATGCCGCCGAAGTCATCAGCATCAATGATTGTTAAGTATTTGATTTATTTTATACATTTATCGTTCACAGTCGCTATGAACGATACTGAGAATACTTTCAGGCAATGTGAACGATCACTGCCTCTTGCAACGCTTCAGAATCAGGGGCCATACATCGAACGGGGAAATACCGGGAGGGCGCCATGGCAAACGAGCCAATCATCGACGTGGATCTGGGGCAGCACAACGGAACGTTGAAATTCTTTTCAACCCAAGAAATCCACGATTTCACACAAAATGAGCAGAATTTTTGGTCTTGGCTTAATTCAAGCCCTGTAAATCGACAAATCAAGCAGCCCTGGAATGTTATCTCTCAACATATTTCGCAGATCCAAAACCAACTTCCCGGCTTTGGGGATGGATCCGATGAGGGTAATCGCGGGTTGATGCAAGACCATCTCCGTCGAGCCTTCCAGAACACGAGGATACCATTGTCTACGTCGCCGGTCGGCGAATTTGTATCGCAATTAAAGGACGAGTCCCCAACGGTAGCTGCCGCCGCACTCGCTTCATGGATGAACACCGGCGGCCTCGACATTGGTAACTTCGAACACACCAAGGGCGTCATGCTAATGGCGGCGTTCGATGCAGGGATCAGCAGAAAGACGCCCGCCGCGGTGAAGCGATCGCTGGAAGGGATCCAGAAGCAACTCCAGACAGCGAAGGCGAAGACAGAGAAGGAAACCAGAGATCAGCGCGACGTCTTCAAGAATGAATTGACCCGCCAGCGGAAATCCGTTGCCAGATCCCTTCGACAAGGGAGACGATTGCTGACTGCCTTCCGGTCTTCCAAGGATGCACAAGTCAACCAGTCCCTTTCACACCTCGGCGAGCAGGCGATGGCATCGATTGCCAGCATCCAGGAAACCGAGAATCTGTATCGCGAGCACATGCGACTGAAAGGGCCGGTTGAGTATTGGTCGCAGAAGGCCGAGGCTCACCGCACGAAAACACTAACCTACCGCAATTTCTTGGTAGGTTTCTCAGTATTGGCGAGCCTTGCCCTCGTGGGGAGTCTCTATTGGATCGCAGGCCATGCAATCGAGATTGCGACGACTGACAAGCCGCCAGCAGTCTACCTAGTCCTCGTCACGCTGGGCGTGGTGCTCACCACAATCGTTTTCTGGGCCGCACGCATCCTGACGCGTTTGTTCCTGAGCGAACACCATCTCGCAATCGATGCTGAGGAACGGTCGATAATGGCCCAGACATACCTAGCGCTCACGGCGGAAGGTCAGGCAACAGAGCAGGAACGGGCCATCGTTCTCGGGTCGCTCTTCCGCCCGACGGCGGACGGGATTGTGAAGGATGACGCGGCACCGGATTTATCGCCGGCCGCCCTGCTGTCACGGCTTGGAGCGCGATAGATATCGCCCCTTCTCTTCGACCAGCGCGCCGAACTCAGCAAAGGACATTCCCGAGAAGGCGAGGACCATCGCTATCCGCTCCGTAGAGGGCCAGCGGCAGCGCCCATCCTTGACTCGCTTCGAGGGGTTGAACGCGGTCGAGTCGCCACCGCTCAGGATCGACAGGCGCGATGTTGAAACGCCCTGCCGAGCCGCGATCTCGTCTATCGCCGCCCAGATTGCGGCGTGGTTCCGTTGTAGATCGTCGTTCATCGCCCCTCCCCGATCTGGTCGATATTGCCCAAGATCGGACGGAAGGTATAGGCGGCGACCCACGGGTTTGCCTCCCAGCCATGGCCGCGCGCCGCATTGAGGCTGTCCCACAGCGCTTCAAATTCGGATAGTGCTGTTCTCGTGTCGTCGCACGCAGTGCCGGCTGAGCCGGTCCAAGGCTGCACTGCTCCTTCGGCCAGCGCATCCGCCTCGCTGATTTCCCGCAACCGCTGTACGCGGACATCGGTGACGATCAGGGTGATGCGGCTTGCCCAGCGGGGCAGGAACATCGCCGGGCGGAGTTTGCCCTTCAGGCCGATCTCGGCATAGCTCCGGGCGGTGGCGGCATGTTCGATATCTGCATCGCGCGGGATGTCTCTCGGCGGCGTCCTATCGAGGCTGCGGGCCGCATGCCATGCCTCGCGGACATAGAGGCGGTCGCCGACGGCATACGGTGCTTTCCAATCGCCGGTCGCGAACTGATAGGCCGGCCTGTCGGTGTGGACCACCCATACCCAGCCACGCCCCCCACGTTTCTCGACGCGGACAGGCTCATGATGCTGCGCAAGTTTCGGTTGCGGATTGATGACCCGCCGCGTCTGCGTCTTGCCGGTGCCGGGCTGCTCGATCTCGCGCAGGATAGCGCGGACCATTGGGGCGGAGAAAAGGATGGGAAGATCACGCATTGCCCGCCACCTCCCCGATTTCGTCGTCATCATCGTCACCGTCATCAACGTCGTAATGATCGTCGATGAAATCCGCGAGTTGCAGCGCGCCTCCGGCCGGGACCGGGCAGATGCATATCAGCAGGCCGTTCAGATCGAACGCTCGCAGCCAGAGCGTGCCCTGCGTGTCGACCGTGTAGGCGATGGCGCCGGCTACCAGTGGTGTGCGGATCATGCCGGCTCCTTCAGGACTTTGATCTTGCTGATGATGCCCGTGCGGCGCTCCTTGGCGATCTCGCGCGCCTGGGCCGGTGTCTCGGCATCGACGTCGAGCGTGGTGCCATCGGTGTAGTGCAGTCTGAATTGCGTCAAAGCAGGTCCTCCAGATCAAGCTGGCCTCCGCGGTTTCTGCGCGTGCGAGCAGCGTTTCGTGCGTGATGTTTGGCGTCGAGGCGCAGGTGATGGCGCTGGCAGAGGTGCGCCAGGTTGCTATCCTCGTTGCGGGTTTCGTCGTGATCGAGGTGCGCGACGGTGAGAACAATCTTCAGCACCTTCTGCGCGCCGAACTCCGACGTGCAGCGCATCTGCCCCATGCGAAGCCCTGTTTCAGCATCAAATACCTCACAGGTCTCCAGCACCATGTATGCGTCTCGGCCGCGATAGGTGCCGCGGGCGATCATCGTCATATGCGGGGCGCCGCAGGTCTCGCATTTCCAGCCCGAGCGCTCGCCGATCCTCTTGCGGATCGCGCGCCACTCCGGCGATTTGATCGAGCCGCCGGGATAGAGGTGCTGACGTTCGGGCCGGATCGGCACTACGTCCTCGCCGCAAAACCAGTGAGCCGTCCGAGCGCCCGCAGGATGTTGCAGGTCTGGGCTTCGTCGAACGTCGTGAACACCGAACCTTCGCCGCTTCTGATGACTGCTCGTCCTTTGATGATCTCGCCTGTGAGGCGGCTGTGAAGTTCAGACTGGTCAGCCATCACGCCTCCTCGTCGCTGCCGACCTTGCCGTCGAGCGGCGCGGGCGGAGGTTCGACAGGATCAGGATCGGCGGCCTTCTGGACGAGGACCGTCACCTCTTTCGCCGGCCAGATCAGGTATGTTCCATCGTCGGCCTTCACCCAGAGCTTGTCGGCGTCGCTGGCGATAACTTTGGCTTCAGCGCCGTTCGTCCAGCGGACACGCTCGCCGACGTCGATCCGTGGCGCGATGAGCGTGACGTGCTCAAGCTTCACCCAGAGCGCGGAGTGGTGGCCTTCGACATCGACAAACACGCGGCCGCTGTCTTCATCAGGCCGGCAGTCGTGGCGGACCTTGCCGGTCAGGCCGACGACATCGCCGGTGCGGAGGAGCGCGGTCATGACACCCTCCCGCGCACGATCTTGATGGCGTCGCCGACGGTGATCGCTGCGTCGGCCTCATCGTCGGGAATCTCGATCCCGAACTCCTCCTCCAGCGCCATGACAACGCAGACGGTATCGAGGCTGTCCGCATCGAGGTCGTCGATGATGGACGCGGTGTCGACTACCTTGTCGGGCTCCACGCAGAGCGTGTCGGCGATACGGGACCGAACCCGCTTCGCGATATCGTCCTTCTCAGTCATTTCAGGCTTCTCCATTGGGGTTGAGGGTTAGGCGGCGCGACTTTTCATGCATCGCAATCCATGCGGTCTTGAAACTGCCGGCGGGCGACATCAGATCAAAGCAAGCCGCAGTGAACTGGCGGCTTAACCGTTGGAATCGTTTGTCAAACGAGAGGGAGCTATGAATACCGGAGACTTCGCGAAGCCCGTCTACCTGAAGGACGGAAAGTACCTGATCCGCGAGATTTCCAATGTCATCGACGCGATCGAGTTCCTTGAGGAATGGCCCGAAAAGAGCCGGGACGTCCTCCACGAGGCGGCGCTTCGAACCTGCATCATGGCCCATGACGGCCTGAAGCCGATCAAGGTCGCGCGAGACGCCATCCGGGCTTTCGGTAAGAAGAAGGGCATCCTTGAGAAGGAACCTGCGGTGAAGCCGTGGATGATCAAGCCCACGTCTGGCGGCCAAGCTACAGCGTAGTGTTTTGACGGCGCTGGGGTGGTCGATCATGCGGCCATCTCCAGCGCATATCCGCCCCATTGCTCGGCGGCCGCAGCCATCATGCCGGGGAAGGATCGACTGCGAAGACGCGCTCGCTCAGGACCGGGCGTCATTCGGTGAACCCGGTTCCACCGCTTCCACTCGTCGCCGCCGCGCTCCGGCTCCGAAAGCAGATTGGTCGCAACCAGCGGACGAAGCCCGCGCAAGTACCAGCCCGTCGCTTTGTATTCGGGATGGCCGAACCAGAACGGCTGCACCATTTGGGGCTTAGGAAGATCGGCCGGCATCCGTGCCCGCGCCAGATCGTTCATCTCCGGGTTTTCGATGGCGACACGCTCGATCGGCGCTTTCCAGCAAGCTGTGAAGATCGAGACGCCTTCCTCAAACTCGGCCTTCATGCTTTCCCATGTGCGCCCGGCCGGAAGCTTCTTCGGAGGCGTCCAGTTGCCCGGCCCGCTCATCCAGCGCCGGCCAGACCTGCAAAGGCGTGTGCAAGGCGGGTGAAGCACTGCGAGCAGATCCCAGCCGTCGTTCAGGATGCCGTCGCGGACGTCGCAGATGATGTGCCGGTTGCTGCCATCCTCGGCCGGGAGAATGTCGCAGGACCAGACGTCGTGGCCGAGATCGGCGAAGGCGCGGCGCGCGATGCCGGATGTTTCGCAGGCGATGAGAACTCGGAGGGCGCTCATGCCGCACCGCTCGGTGTCGATAGTGCTGACACAACATCCCAGCCGCGGCGAATGCGGCTCCTGACCGCGCTGCGATCGATGCCGAAATGCCGGCACCACCCGGTCATCGTCTTCGTGACGCCGTCGATCGTGATCTTGCGGCAGATGCCGTGATTCTCGTTCTGCTCCTGCGGCGTAGCCCAGCGGACGTTCCCCACCTCGTAGTGGCCGTTCGTATCAATGCGATCGAGTGTGTGTTCCGGCGTTGGCGCGAAACCGATGTCGTCGAAGAACTCCTCGAAGCTCTTGAAGCGGAACTTGATGCCCCGGCCGCCGTACCACTTGTAGGAGTGCTCCTTCTTCGAGGTGCAGCGCGCACGGGCTGAATAGTAGGCGCGGTACTCTTTGGTGCCGGCCATATGGTGCGTCACCTTGCTGTTCCGCTTCGGATCGGCGCGACCGTTTCGTCGGCGCTTGGGCCGCCTGCCGTATTTCACGTCGAGGAGCCGCGTGTCGGTCATAGCGAGAACGCGAAGATGCCCAGCCATCACGCCACCTCCCAAGGGAAGACCGCCTCGCCCTGCCTCGGGTAGAGAACCCGACACGCCAATCGGATCGCTGGAGGAGCCCCTTCGCGCTGGTAATTGCTGACCGATGCCTTGCTGATCCCCAGCGCCTTCGCAGCCGCGGCGCCGGTGTATCCCATGAGTTCGAGCCACGCCTTGAACTCGGTCGCAGACATGTCGCGGCCCCCGTTCACGACACTCGATTTCACTCGCTGGTTCATTTGCGGAATGTTCTCTCGCTATAGGGCATTTTCGTTCATCTGCTGAACACACGTATACGCATTGCACACGAATATCAATACGTGTCGTAGCGATAATCTCAACGATGCCCCCGCACCCACCCCGCCGACCAGAAGGGTGTTTTCTGGATTGGAGAATAAATCTCTCGCCGCGCCGGTCCTGAGCTAACTGCCTGTTTTTTAACCGCGAATGGGGTAGGGGTTCATCATAGAGGGTCTGATGGTCGAGCTGCTGGCGTCACTTGGCACGCGGCTTGCTTTCGCGTGCGCCCGTGCTGTTATCGGCCTTGCTGGCGGCAACTTTTCTTCATCAATTAATACATTTCGTATTGCATCATCCGGCGAGTCGTGCTTCTATTCGTTCAGGCAATGGTGCCGACGGGGACTGAGCAAGGCGAGTGTGCCGACGGTCTCTGAACTACCCAGGCAGACAGGCAATTGTGCCTACCGATAGAGGAACCCCAATTCATGCAGCCCGCAGCTTTCGCTACCTACTTCGACACCTGGGCCGGCCCTATCACCGCCGCGCTGGTTCCATTCCGCACGAAGCGCAAGGGCGTGACGGTCACGCGCTACCGCTGGCAGGCCGCCAATGGGCAGGCCGTGGGCGGCTTCGCCTCGCCCTTCATGACCGTTGAGGGGGCGCTGCGCGCCATCGAGCGTCACGCCTGCTTTGCGGGCGGCGTGAAGGCGGAGGCGCAGGCATGACCATGCGTGTCACCGTCACCGTTCACAACGCCGGCCCGCATACCATTTGGGCAAAGCTGGCCGCACTGCTTGGCCGTGAGCCGACCAATGCAGAAGCGGCGGAGGAAGTCCGGCGCATCCTGCGCGAAGCAAGGGAGGGATGAACATGTTGCAAGTCTGGGCCTATCCCGACCGCGCCGACGTGACGCGCTATGGCGTGTTCGCCCGGTTCAGCGACTTCGGCGGCACCGACGTCAGCTATTACTTTCACCGCCTCGGCGATGACGGGCGCATCATCGAATACGAGAACGGCGGGCGCTGCCTCGACGTGGTGTCCGGCGCGCGCCTCAAGACCGCCAAGCGCGTCGGCGCCATCGCCCCCGGCGACGCCTTCACCACCCCCGCCTAGCGCCTTGCGTAACCGGCGCGCGCCGCCGGTTATCTGGCCGCTAGACCGCCAAAGGGCAATCGTGCCCGCCTATCGAAGGAGTCGACCTATGAAGACCGATATTCACGCCACCCGCCGCGACACGTTCGCCAACCGGCCGGAAGGCCGAGTCCGTCGCGATGAACGCCGCAACGCGCGCACCGCAAAGCAGGCTTTCGCCTTTATGGCGTCGGTGTAGGGAGGTGAGCAATATGGCTTGGGAAATCGAATCCCGAGGCATCAAGGATGAGATGCTGAAAGAACCTGGCCCGAATGGCCGCTGGCTGTTCCGTATTCAGGAAATGCCCGGCCTTGGCCGCGACGCCGTGCCTATCCGGCATACCATCATGGCCGCGCCCGACATGCTGGCGGCGCTGAAGCAGGCCGAGTCCGACCAAATGGCATATGTCGACCGGCTCTATCGCGACGGGCCTCGCATGGCCGGGAGCCTTGCGGAAGCGCGCGCACGCCTTGCGGCAACTCGTGCCGCCATCGCGAAAGCCGAGGGCGCGGCCTAACCCGCCGCGCCTGCCCCTACCCCTGAAACCGCTCTGCCCGCGCTTCAAGCGCCACGGCGAAGCTATGCCCGAAAGGTCAAAACGATGATTTCTTACACCGCCACCTATTCGCCCGAAGACAACAAATTGCGCCTTTATGCGTCGTCGCGCCTTGATGCCGAGACTTACCAGCGCGTCAAGGCCGCCGGCTTCGTATGGGCTCCCAAGCAAGAGCTATTCGTTGCGCCGAAATGGACGCCTGGCCGGGAGGATTTTCTTGTTGAGTTGGCCGGCGAAATCGAGCCGGAAGAGATGACGCTTGCCGAGCGAGCGCAGGCCAAGGCTGAACGCCTCGACAATCTCGCCCACAAGCGCCACCGGGAGGCCAACGCCTTTCAGCGAGCCGCGCAACAGCTTTCCGAAGGGTTCAGCGGCGGGCAGCCGATTCTCGTCGGCCATCACTCCGAGCGCAAGGCGATGAAGACGAAAGAGCGCATGGACGCTGCGCAGGAAAAGGCAATCAAGGCCGCGAAACTGGCTGATTACTGGCTCTATCGCGCCGATGGTGTTGAAGCCCATGCGAACTATAAGAATGATCCGCGCACCCGCGCCCGGCGCATTAAGACGTTGCTGGCCGAGCTGCGCGACCTGCAAGGCAATCTCAACAACTGCCATGCCGCGCTAGCGTTTTGGGGTCGTGTCACCGATGACGAGACAATCATCAAAGCCGCAAGTTATGGCAAGTTCACCAAGTTCGGCGACCACGGCGCACTGGAACGCGGCGAGAAGACGCCGCAAGGTCTACGCGCTGAACGGATCGAAGCTTATCAGCGCGCCCTTGATTCCGGATATTATGAACGCTGGATTTCCCATATTCTGAATCGCCTTTCGTATGAGCGCGAATTGCTCGGCAACGTGCCGCGCCACGAAGGCGAGTTGCGGGAAACAGCGATTCAGATGTTCGCCCGCGAGCATGGCGCGGAGAAGCCGAAGGCGACGGCAACAGATTTCGGCTTTGTGCTGGAATCGCCCGTCCCGCTTCCCGCTCATATCGGCCAAGGCAAGACGCTGGAACTTTCGCCGGACGAATGGCGCGATCTCATGCGGGATTGCGGCTATTCCATCCCTGACGTGAAGCGCAACGAAAAGGTGGCGATCGTCAACGTCAAGGCCGGCGCCATCATGGTCAACCGTTTCGGCAAGCAACAGGCAATTCCCGTTGTCGAGATGACCAAGGCCGAATACGGCAAGATTTACGCCGAGCAACGCGGCACCTTCACAAGCGCAGACGGCACGTTCCGCGTGAAGGTCTGCCCGAATCCGAGAACTGACGTTCCCCGCTATATGGCGGGATGGTGCGCGGTTTTCCTCACGGATTCGAAGGTTCACCCGACGCCGGATAGCGATTGCATTCTGGCTGAAATGCCGGAGGCCGCAGCATGAGCCGCCCCGCGCATTTCAACCGGCCCGACAAGCCCTTGTTTCTGGACAGGCAGCGCCGTGAACGCTTCGGCGATCTGGAGAAGGTCGAGCTTGTCGAGCCCGTCATGGTCGACCGCGCCACGGAATGCCACGTCACGCCCGGCGACGTCGCGGCCCGCATGGTTGACTATCTCGGCCCGCAAGGCGACTGGTTGACCTTGGAGCCTAGCGCCGGGACCGGGCAGCTTTCCCGCGCGCTGTTGGCGGCCGGGCATAGCCGATACGAGCTTGTCCAGGTCGAGCGCCACATAAAGCTTGCGGCCGGGCTTCACGGCTTCGGATCGGTCGTCAATCGCTGCTTTCTGGAATGGGCCGGCGAAGTCGTGGGAAAGGTGGAGTTCCCGCGGGTCATCATGAACCCGCCATTTAGCGACGTGCGAAAGCATGTCGCGGCGGCGCTATCCCTAATGGGGCGGGGCGGGCACGCCGAGCCGGCGACTCTCGTCGCCTTGGTGCCGATCACGTTTCAGCACGACGACGCGGAGACGCTGGAAACCCTCCCGCCTGACACGTTCGCAACGGCGAAAGTCCACACCAAGATAATCCGGATCGAACGCCGATGATCCGCGCCATTCTCTCCGAGCTCGCCGCGGCGAGCTGGCGCGACTGGCTCGCCTGCTTGGCCGAGTTCGCCGGAATGGCCGTCATTGTCGCGTCAATCGCCCTGATCTGCGTCGGGCTCGCGCCCGATCTGAACCCATAGGAGGATTCAGACCAATGTCATTCTCATTCAAAACACAACAGGCGGTTGTGCCCTATCGCCTGTGGCTTGGCGCTGGCGGCGTTCGCTACCTGCTGCACGGCCAATCGACGCCCGGACACAATAACGGCGTTCCGGTCAAATCTGTATCGGAAGCCAAAAGGATTGCGGCCGCTTGGCGTGAAAGCGGTATCCGCGCGCCTTATGATCCGCTCGACGCCTAGCAGGATTCCAGCCTTCACGGCCGCCGTTGGTGGCCGTGCGGGGTGCAATCGCACCGCCTGGCAATCGTGCCAACCAACAGAAGGAGTCCAACCATGACGGCAGTTTTCAAGGATTCGGACGGCGACTTTCTGCCCGTGCCGCGCGCCCGCTCTATGGCCGCGATTAAGCGCGCCAGCATGACGGCAACACGCGCCCGCCTGAAATCGAGGTCCATATCGGCCAAGGAACACGCCGCCCTGCGCGCCTATCAGTACGCATTGGCAATGACCGGCAACGAATGCCCGCACTCGATTTCGCTGCGTCGTGAGGCTATTCGCTGCGTGACATTCGACCTAAATTCCGAAGGCCGCAGCGTCCCGCGCAATGTCTATCTAGGAGGCGCGATTCCGTTCGAGATTCCGAATTGGGATTTCGTGCCGGAGGAGCCGCGCTTGATTGTGGATCGCCCCGCGTATCGCGCGCCGTCGCATTTCTATTCATCCGCCTCAGCTTTGCAGATGGCCGCCTAGCAGCCTCACCAGCGGGCGCGGGCTGATCTGCGCCCCCCTACACCAGAAACAACGCCAGCGCCCGCCACAGGCCGCGCTTGGCTGAACAGGAAAGGATTCCGAGATGAAGACCTATTCTGTCCTGATCGCATGGAACGACAGCGACGACGAAGAAGGCGATTACGGGGCGACTGTGCGCGCCGCCGACCGTGACGAAGCCGAGTCCAAGGTTCGCGTATTGATGGCCGTTGACGATCAATTCGCAGACGACGGGCCGCGCGAGTATGGCCGCCTGCTCGATTGCACGGAAGGCGCAATGTGGAAGGCTGCCGATCTGGAGGCCGCATTGCGCGACATGCGCGTCGCCTATGGCCGCCTGCATGACTTCCTGTCCGACGCCATCGAAGGCGGAAGGCTCAAGGAAAGCGACCTGCCCGACGATTATCTGGCGATCGTCACCCAACTGGAAACCTGCGCCGCTGCCGATCACAAGGCGAAAGCGATCATCGCTGAAATCGACGCGCTCTAACCGTCATCCGCCAATCGTGGCGACCATAAAGGAGAACCCCAATGACCGAACGCAATTTCGACGCCATCGCCTTTTTGTTCGATCTGGTTCAGCCTATGCTGACCGAGTTCGATGATTATCGGATCGACGGCGCGCTGAAGGCCGCCAAGGAGCAGCACGCCGCCGCCCTAACGGATTCAGCGATGTTCGACCTGCTTTGCGAGAGCTTCGACGCATGGAACGGCGAGGAGGTTTCCGTGAAGGAAGAACACGCCGACCTGATCGAGAAGTCAGAAGCATTCATCAATGCCGCACGGCCACGCTTCTCCGCACCAATCTGCATGGAAGACCTGATAGAGAAGGATGCCGCCGACCGCGCTGCCGATCCCGTCAAGGCTGCGCTGCTCGACTGCATCGGCGCGCTGTCGGCCAGCATGGATCAAATTCATCAGATGCGCGGCATGTTTGATGATGCAGACGGCACGATTCAGGACGCGCTAGACGCCGCCGAGGATGCGCAGGCGAAGGCCCGCGAGGCGCTGGCCTGATGCGCGCTGTGCTCAAATATGTTCCAGCCCACGGGTTGCTTGTCACACTTTCCGAAGATGGGAAGCCCGAACGTTCGCGGCTCATCATCAAAGCTGAGCTTGGGAAGGACGTCGGATTGGCGAAGTCCGCAGCTTTCGCCGCCCTTGCCCTTGCTGGCTATTCGGTGGGCGGCTGACCATGACGCGCATATTCGATATGCTGCGGTCGCCTATGGGGGACCGAATGCGCAGATACCGCTACATCAAGATGACGCCGGCCGAGATTTCGGCAGCGCTCCAACGCACCGGCCTGACCGTCGGCCAGTTCTCGCGGATCATCGGCGCCAGATACAACGGCCCGGACGATTCCACGGTCCAGAAATGGCTGGATGGCAAGCAGGATGCCCCGACCTATCTCCCGGCCCTGTTCGCGCTCCTTGCCCTTCCTGGGGGCGTAGAGACGGCACGTGAGGCGGCCGAGCGCTATATCGAGGAGGATTCCTGATGGCACGCCCGAAGCTTGGCGCGAGCGAAACCGAGCGGCTGCACGTCAAGATCACCGCTGATGAGGTGCGTGCCATAGAGGATTGGCGATACGAGAATCGCGTGCCGTCTCGATCCGAGGCCGTTCGCCGCCTTATCCAGATCGGTCTTGAAACCAGCAAGGGGGAGGATTCCTGATGGCACGCGGCTGGAAAGGAAACGCGCTCGGACTCCAGAAATGGGAGGTCGAGTGCGCCCACAAGGCCAGGCTCGACGCAACCGAAGCCGTGGCGCACCTGATGCGGCAGGGGAAGACGTTCAACGACGCAAAAGCCGAGATCGTGAAGCGCGCCCGGTCGGTCTACAAGTTCAGCCGGCCGGAGCTTTACGAGGGATATTTGCGCTGTGTCAGCGATGTGCAGTTCTCCGACATGCCGCGCGACATCTTCCGCAAGATCGAGGACGATTTCCGGGCGTCGATCGAGAAGCAGCGCGGGAAGCCGTTCAACTGGCTGGATCGGATTCTCTGGCGCGCGTTCGGAGTGACATTCTGATGGGAACCATTGACTGGATTGAAGTTGCCAAAATCGCCCTTCCGTTTTTCGGCGGTTTGGGCGGTGTGTGGCTCGGATCCTTGCTAACTCTCAGGCGCTTCAAATCGGAGCGCATAATTGAGCGTCAAATCGCGGCAATAGCCGATGTGGGGCAGGCGCTTTCCGAAATGGACCGGGTGATTTTCATGTGGATTCGAGAACTCACCCGCGAGGCAGAATATCCAAAGGAATATTCCGATGATCTCGAAGCGCGCTACAAAGCCGCGCGCAGGCAGTTTGAAACGACATCAGCGGTTGCCTCACTTCTACTGCCTAAACATGTAAACGAGGCGTTGGTCGCGATGGACCGACAACTGAACGTCGGACGAGGCGTCGACCAGTTCGATAGCTTGTCCGCCGATGGGATCAAGATTCAAGAAACCCTAGACGTGTTGGTTGCGTATAGCCAGAAGCATTTTCGTGGCTGATGGCATGATCTAGCCTGGCGTCTGATCCATCTTGAACGCCAGCGCGGATTCCGTGAGCCTGCGCGCCGTGAACCAGTCGGCCGCCGCCGGCCACCGCCGCACGATTTCCTCCTCGGTCATCTCCGCGCGCGGGTGATGCCGATCCAAGCTCCAAGCCGCGAAGTCGAGCGCAAGGCGAATGGATTCCATCACGCGCTGCTCATTCTTCGGCTTGAGCCCAAGCCATGGGAATTCGTTACGGCAGATGATCGCTCGCAGAAGCACCATGCAAGCTGGTGGAATATCTCCCTCAAGCTGCGCCACGATCTCGATGCAGCGGAATTTGCTCACCCCGATATGGCGCGGCCCAAATGATCCGCCCGGCGTCGCCTCGAAGTCCGGGCTGCGCAGCGGCGTTAGTTCGGCCTTCTCAAATATCTCGGCCAGTCTGGTCGCCGTCGTAATCCGCCCCCTGCCCTCCGCCCATGCGATCTCCATGGCCTTGTCGGTACGGATTCCCTCTATCCTTGAATTCAGATGGCCTTTGAGCACAAGCCATTGCATCGCGTCAGCGGCGTTGTTGCGGCGGATATCGCGCCGGCCGTCGCCGTACCGCTCGATCTCGACAGGGCGGCCGTCGATCACCACCGGCGCGGATTCCGCCTGCGGCTTGCGGCCCTTCTTCACTGCTTTCGGCTTGGGTTCTTCGCGCGACAGATGGCGCTCGACCATGGCGTAGAACCTTACCCGCGCCTCGTCGGCAGGGATTCCGCTGACATGGCCGGGCATGGCCGAACAAAGCGATTGCCACGGGACGCGCATCACGATTCCTTCGCCACGTAGAATTCATCCGGCAGGCCCGGCTGATTATGGTTGCGGTCGAGCCGATGCGCCTTGAGCCGGTCAAGAAACCGCTGGCGCACCGCCACGGGCATCTCGGCCTTGCGATAGGGCAACTGGCTCACGACCCAGCGCACGGTGCTGTCGGTCATCGGGACGCTGTAGAGGCGCATGACGACGGCGATCCGGGCATGAGAAAGCCCGTGCAGGTGCAACACCTCAATCATAAAGCGATGTCTCGACGTGTATTTCGGAGGGCGTCCGCGCATCAGGATTCCACCTCGGCCCGCTCATGCGTGGTGATCCGATGCCCGCACGCTTTGCAGACGCGGCGACGACGGATGCTGCCGGGCGCGAGCCGCGTTTCGGACGTGCGAAACTCGCCGTGTCCGCACTTCGGGCAATGCAATCCGTTCTGGGCGGATGTGCCGATGGTACTCATCCCCGCCTCCGCTTCTTGCGCTCGACCACTACCTGCTTGCCGCGCTTGGCGAACACGATCTCGGCCGGCTTGTCGCCGAACACGCGCGCCTTCTCGGCCGCCGCGGATTCCTCCTTCTGCTTCCGCCACTCCTCGATGCCGAGAATATCCGCCTCGACCTCCTCGACGTGCTCGACGCGGATTCGGTTGTTCAGGATTTCCTTCACCCGATCCTTTGCAACGCGGATGGCTTCCGTCGCGGATTCGCAGAGCACCGGGCGCTTGTCCTTGAAGACCTGGCGCCACTCATCACCATCGAACAGGCGGTAAAGCGGCCGATACTTGCCGCCGATCGCCATCGAGCCGAATTCTGGGAGGAAATCGCGCATCAGAAGCCCTCCAAGGATTCTTGCTCAACCGGCGCGCGGTCAGATTTGTAACGGGTTAGGCGGGCCTCGAAGATGAGCCGCTGGCGGACGTGAGGTGATCCGAACCGAACTTTCACCGCGCCGATCTCTGCGATGTCGACTCCATCGTTCCGCACCGCCGACGGAAAAGCCTTCTCGATCTTCTTCCAATCCGAGTCGCTACTGGCGATCGCCTTCCTCTCCTCGAGGAATTTCAGGAAGCGATAGAGGTAGAAGATCGCATCGAACGGCGTCTTCGCAGGATCCCCGCCAAACAGGTCCATCGAGATCGGCCGCGGATTGTCGCGCTTCATGCCGAAGCTGTTGCGCTGGTTGAGCACAAGCCATGCGGCATCCGTCATTTCGGCTCCGGCCTTCAGGATTTGTCCGATACCCTTGGCCTTGGTGCCCTCGTCAGCCCGACGATCTTCGGGCTTCACCACGCCGATGTGGTCAACCACCACGAACGGCACCTTGTCGTTGCCGCGCCGTTTCACGAAGGTCCGCGCCAGCCCGACGAGTTGCGGCGCTGATTGATCGGTGCATTTGATGACCTCGAACGGGACCGAGCCGATCCAGCGGGCGAAGCTCATGCAAGTCTCGAACTCCTTCTCCGACAGCAGCTTTGCGTCCCGCTGCCGACGAGCCTCGATCTCGTTCTCCTGCGCCACCATCTGACGGATCACCTGATCCGACGATTGGTCAAAGGAGAGGAAGCAGACCGGATGCCCCTTCTTCAGGGCATGCAGGATCAACTGGATTGTAAGGGAGGTCTTGCCCTCGCCCGACGAAGACAGCAGCCCGTAGAGGTTTCCCGCCTCGAAGCATGGTTCCGAAATCACCTCAGCGATTTCGTCGAGAGCGATAGGCACGCCCCTGACTTCGCCTCGCTGGTAGGACATCGACAGGCTGTCGAGGTAGGACTGCCCGGCGTTCTTGATCGGCGAGGATTTCAGCGCATCGGCGCGGATCGCAGCCATGCGCTCCTCGATCGGCTCGAACGCCTTCAGCGGATTCTCGCCCGGCGCGAGGTTGAAGTAGGTGTCGACGCCATCCTGAAGCGCGCCGATTGCTTGCCGCGCGACCCACGCATCGAAAATCGCTGCGGCATAATCCGGCGCATTCACCACCGTCACCGCATGCGTGCAGAGATGGGCGAGATAGCCAGAAACCGTCGCCTCCTGCCCCTCGATCTTCAGACCTTCGACCTTGGCAGGCAGGCTGTTCTTCAGCGTCACCGGGTTTGCGCCGCGGCCGTTCGCAAGTGACTGGCCGATCACCTCATAGACGCGCTGGTGCAGCGGTTCGTAGAAGTGCTGCGGTTCCAGCAGACGGTTCACCACATCGAAAGCGGCGTTATTCAGGAGGATCGCGCCGAGAAGCGCCTGTTCCGCGGGAACGTTCTCGGGAACGGCACGGACGGATGGATCGTGCGCGTTCATGCCACCACTCCCGCCGCCATCAGGCGGAACTGGTCGCACTTCTTCGCCGTCCAGTAGGCGATAATGCAGGCGTCGCGAGCGTCTTGGTTGGTGGCGACGATCTTCAACCGCTCACACATTTGCTTCGCGCGCTCCTTCGACGAGCCCTTGATGTCCTTGTCGATCACCGACAGCCACGACTGCGGCCTCACCTCGACGCAGGGTATGTTTTGGCCGGTGACGCAGATCTGCGCCGCGCCGGCGAGCCGGTTGAGCTGCATCACCGTGCCGGGATTGATTGTGGAGACTTCCTCCTCCTCGCCGAACATCGTCTTCGACTTCTTGGTGAAGGTCGGAACGATCGAAAGAGGCGCTTCGATGGCACAGAAATCCGGCCGATGCTCGCGGATCAGCTTTGGCAGCTTCCTTCGCATGTCGGCCACCTTCTCGAAGGCGTTATCCCCGATGAACTGGAGAGCGCCAGAAAGCATCGACGACGGGTCGCGATCGGCATCCCAAACCGCATATCCGCACTTCGTTGCCACGTCCAAGGCGAGGATCTTCATGGCTGCCCGCCTCCCCTGACGAGCCGATAGACCTCGCCAGTGCTGACGCCGCCGTCGATCGACATCCCGTGTCGGCGGAGGATTCGATCCAGCCGCATCACTTCGTTGCAGAACTCGACGTAGGCGATGACGGGCTGGTCCTTCGGGCTCGGGAACCCGCACCAGTGGATGATCTTGTCCCGATGGCTCGGGCCGTTATCGCGCAGATATCGGTAGACCCGCAGCGCGCGGCCATAGACGTCGGCGCTGCGGATTCCATCCTCTATCGACTTGTTGAGGCCGGCGGTCATGCGATTGCCCTCGCTCCTGAAAACATATCCGGTCCAGCATGGGCGGCGCGCAGCCGCGCCACGGCCATGTCGAAGAACGGTTCGTGGATCTCGATGCCGATGAACTTCCTGCCGAGGCGCATGCAGGCGACTCCGGTGGTGCCACTGCCCATGAAAGGATCGAGCACCACCTGTCCCGGCGCCGAGGAGTTGCGGACGTATTCCTCCATCAGGGCGACCGGCTTTTCGGTCGGATGCCCCGCTTCCTTCTCTATGCCGCCGCGGAGAAGTTGCTTGGAGGACGGATCGTTTATCGTCTTCGCCCGGCCCTTCCAGAGATAGGCCGTGAACTCCAGGTTCTTCATGTACCAGCGGTTCGCCGTCGGCGTGACCTTGTCCCAGACCAGCACGTTGTGGAGGCCAAACCCGGCATCCGTGGCCGCATTGAGGATCGGCCGAAGGTTCTTGTCGTTCGACATCACGTAGCAGTCGGCGTCGTCGACGAGGACGTCATGAAGAGCCGCCATCATCTCAGGGAACGGTACAGTCGCCATGATGAGTTGACCGTCGTTTGCATAGTTGTGCGAGGCGAAGATGCCGGACATGGTCTTCGATGATTTCGAGACGCCGCCGGTGGTGAGCGCATACGGCACGTCGCTGACGACAAGGTCGACCTTCGGCAAACCGGGCAGGATCGCCATGGCATCACCAAGGAGAAGGCGGCAATCGCCTACGATTTCCTCGCGGACGATCATCAAACCGCCCCCATGAACCACAGGAACGCGACGATGGCCGCAGCCTCGATCACGACCAGAGACAGGATCGGGCGATACGAGAACGGCCGATCATGCCAACGCAGCGGCTCGTCGCGACCATCAATGCCTGGATCGTCAGGCTGGCGCGCCGGCCAGTGCGTATCGCCACGCGCCTTCTTCGCGGCCACGGCGGCATAGTAACTGCCGATGCCGTCCTTCTGCGGATCGTACTCGCTCATCGCCCCAGAACCCAGCCGAGAACGAAGGCGAAAGCCACAACGACGAGGATGGCGACGAACTCGCCGTCAGCCGGTTGAGACAGCCACTCCATCATGCCGCCCTCGCGCTTTTCTGGGCGAGGCTCCAGCCGACGCCCCAATGGGTGACTATCTCGATGCCTTGGCGAGCGAGCTTGCGACGCAGCTTGCACAGCCAAACGTCTATGATCTTTGGATCGGGCTGGGCGGCTATGTGGCCGTAGAGAACCATCATCGCGGATTCGCGCGTCACCAGTTCTCGGGCGGCCATGTGCGCGTAGAGCCGGCGTTCGCGATCAGTCAGGCCCCACGACAACGGCGCGTTCTTCCCGCCCTCGACAAGCTGCTGCTTCAACTGCCGCACCTGCTCGCGGAGCGTTTCGTTCTCCACGCGGAGCCTGTGCTTTTCCATGTCTTCGACTGCCATGACCCCATCCTTGATAATGGGAGCGCCTGTCGGCCGGCGCGCGCCACGCTCGGATTACTCGGCCGTCAGGATTTCCAGCGCCGCCTCGCAGGACGACACGATCTTCTGGTCGGCCTCGATGTCGCGCGCGGCCTGCGCTTTGGCCTCGGTTTCACGCTCGGCAAGATCGGCCAGCGCCGCCTCGTGCCGGGCCTTCTCTTCCTTCCGCGCCGCCGCGATGCTCGCCAGCGTCGCCTTCAGGCCCTTCTTGGTGTCGGAAATCCGCTGCTTGCGCTTGGTGATCGAGTGCCGGTGCGCCGCCGCGATCCGGTCCTGCTCGTTCTCGGGATCGGGCGCGACGTAGCGCGAGACCGTCGGCTTCTTCAGCGCGACCACGTTCATGTCGCGATCCAGTTCGGCGCCAAGGTCGCGCTCCAGATTGCGCAGTGCTTGTGCTGTGCTCATGTTCAAACTCCCTTGATGGAGATGCCGGCCACGACGATGCGAACTCGGGCGCGCGGCCGGCGCTGGCGGAAAAATCTGGCGAGGCGGACGATCATCTACTTGCTGCCGATCTCGCCCATCTTCTGAAGCATCTCCCGTCGACCGGGAGGCGGATCGCCCATGATCGAGGCGGTGACGTTTCGGACGGGCTGTGCCCGCGCAGCGGGGCGCTGTGCTGGCTGCGTGGTCTGCTTCTTATTCGGCGCGGTCTCGTCGGCCCACTTCGGCAGGACGATCTCGATCCAGCCCTCGTCGACGTTTTCCCATTGGCACCACAGCGCCGGCTCGGAACGGTTAACGAAAGCGTCCTGGTGCCCCATCTTCAGCGAGAACCAGACACCCTTAGCGGCCTTTTGTTGGGCGATTGCCACCTGCCCGGCGCTGTTGTTCTTGCGAAGGCGCAGGAGACCGTGATGCTCGCCACTGCCGATCATGATCTCGATCTTGTCTCCGTCGGACCAGCCGAGCTTCTTCCCGACAGTTTCGCTGATCGAGAACGACATCTGGGCCGGAGACTTCGACGTCTGCCGGAGCGAGACCTTGATCCCGGTGCCGACCGACGCCGGCTTGATCTCGATATGCGCCTTCGCCCACGCCATCGGATCAATCCTCGTCCTCGTCGAAGACGTCGTCGTCAGCGTCGGACTTGATGAGTTCGTCGCCGGCGGGCTCCATGGACAGGATCAGTTCCCGTTCACGGGTCCCATCATGGAAAGCCGAAATCCAAGCCTGACCCTGCTCGCTGTCGACGGCGTAGGGGTTCTGGTCCATGCCCTGCCCCATAATGCCGACATACCGACCAAGCTCCTTGGCCTTCGCGGTGCTGTCGCGGCTCGGCGTCTCGACCCGGAACATATCGAGCTGCTTCTTCTCGATCGGCGTGCCCAGGATCATCAGGTACTCGGTGAGCGCCTTGAGGTACGCGACTTTCTCGTCGACCTTGCCGGACTTCTTGATCGCGAGCGCGTCTTTCGCGGCGGCGAGATGGATGCCCTTTGCCTCGACGTGCTTCAGGGTGTTCCGGTAGTTGCCGTTGGCGGTCTCGAACTCCGCCTTGGCGCGAGCGATCTTGCCAAGCTGAAGCGCGACGACCGCGTCCTCGGCCGGGCCGTTCTTCCTCAGTTCGACGACGTTGTCGTCCTTCTTCGCCTGTGCTTTCGCCATTGTTGGCTCTCCTGTTGAGTTACGCGACCTCGACGACCATCACGTCGCCGTCGTCGAACTTGATCCGCATCAGTGTCTTGTCCTGTTGGAAGGCCGAGCGGAGTTGCCCGTCCTCATCCTCGTAGGCACACTGGTCACTGACGCCGACTTCCGTGATGGCCGCGCCTTTCCTGATCTTCCGGATCAGGTCGCGCTTGCCGGAGATTTTCGCCATTGTTGGCCTCCTCTGGCCGCTGGTTAGGATTTCAGGTGCTCACCGCCGCCAGTCGCGCGTGTTCCGCAGCGACAGCCACGGAAGCGCGATGGCGAAGATGATGAGAACGAGGGCGATCGGCCCCCAAATCGGCGCGAGAACCCACCACCACGACCAGTCGATGAAGCCGGTGAGCTTGAGCCCGATGAAAAGGATGGCGAGCAGGCTCAGAAAGACGCTGCCGCCACCGGAGGAATTGGCGTTGCTCATGGCCTACGCCTCCTCTCGCGGCGCAGCCGCCACCACTCCTCGACCATCCGGGCCAAGGCTCGCATCAACCGCATCGGCATGGTTCCTGATCTGGAGGCGCTGGCGCTCGTACTCGTCAGCCTTGGCCTCGACGCGCTGGCACAATTCCTCGTAGGCCAGCATGAACGGGATCATCACGCTTCCCGCGACGGTCTTCATTTCCTTCCAGCGATCCCAGCACCGCTTGGCCTGAGACACCGGAGCGCCGAGTTCGTCGGCAACGCGCTGGACAGCGGCGCCCATCGTGTCACCACGACCGCGGAATTGCGCCCGCGCAACGCACTCCATCCAGAACACCGTCCGCTCGGGATCGGTCATTCCCTTCGTGTCACGAAGCGCGCGAAGGTCACGCGCTATGACGGATTCGTCATTCCTTCTGACGGACATGCTCGGCACTCCTCGATACGGTTCACGCATCGAGGAAGCGCGCCGGTCGCCGGAGCGCCGATCAGGGAAAGGAAGAACAGATGCAGCGCCGACGGAACCGCCAAGCTCAGACCGGCATGCAACTGGATATGTTTGACACAGGATGCTCATTCCGAGCCCCCGACATGATGGACCGCCGAGAGTTCGCGCCTGATCCTCTGGATTTCGCTCAACTCATCCGACAGTTCCCGGCCCAGGTCCGTCAGATCCCTGAGCGTGAAAAGCAGGGTGATCATCACGTGACCGCCTCCGATCAGCCACACCGCAGAGATCGACCACATGACGATGACTTCGAGGCTCATGCCGCGCCTCCTGCTGGACGCCCCTTCGCTCCGGGAGCAGGATTGAGGTGCGAATCCAACCCGCCAGCCGAAGCGAAGGAGCGAACATGGAAAGAACGATGGAGGATTTGGAAGTCGACCTCAGGATCGCCAACGCAAGGGCCGAGGTCGCGATCGGGCTCGTGCGAACACTGGTCCGCGAGCTTTCCGGCATCGTATCGTGGAACGAGGACGACCTGTTCCGGTCCTACCTCGACAGCTTCGATGACGAAGACCCGGCCAGGGACTATGCCTGCCTCGACTTCGTCCGCTTCCACGGCGGAGATGATGGCGTCAATCCCGGAGAGGCTTACGGCGCAGACCTCCGGCGACGCGAAGTGCTCGACCACAAGATCAGGAAGCAGATCAGGCAAGATCGCGCCTCCTCGATTTGAGGTGGTGCCCCATCCTGAAGGCGTAGCTGGACATTCCGGGTGGGCAGACGCGGCTAATGGTGCGCGTGAGATTCTGACGCGCACGCGGTTCGCTTCTCCGAAAAAAGTCTCGAAGGAGCCGGGCATGCAGGGTGCGGCTCACCCGACCGCGCAACTCCACGTACTCGTTGTAGTCGATGGCGCCGCGCATCCACATCGAGCGCAGAGTCGCGCGCTCCTTCCTCACCGCAGCATAGAGCTTGGCATGCGCGTCCGTGCAGCGGGCCTCATCTTCCAGCCTCTGGAGGAACCCAGATGTGCGGAGAGCTTGATAGATTGGGTTGCGGATCATGCCGCGACACCTTCAGCAGCGCGGGCACGGGACGCTTCGTCCGGCGTCGGGACCGGGATGCCGTTCTCCTGTGCAATGCGGAGGATGTCGTGAGCATCGCGAGCCTTGAGGGCCTGATCCTTCAGCGCCTCCATCCGAAAGATGCGGACCTGATAGAGGAACAACCGCTTCGCGAACTCGCCCTGCGTTTCCCCGAGCGCTCGCCGGATGCACCAGAGCTGATTGCCGGTCAAGCTTGGGCCCGCACTCATGTATTGATCTCCTACAAATCGTATTAGACGAATACGCAAAGATTGCGCCCCATGTCAATACCAATCGTATTTGAAAATATGCGACGCTCGGCGACCATGAAAAATGACGCGCCGAATCCCGACGAGAACAACCAGCACACCCGTCTTCGAGCCGCCCGTGAGAAGCTGAGGATTTCAGCCTCGGAAGCCGCACGCTCCATGGGGATGAACATCTCCACCTACACGCATCACGAGAACGGGACGCGGACCTATGGGGAGGAAGAGGCTCGGAAGTACGCCAGGCGCCTGAAGACCACGCCGGAATATCTTCTGCTTGGCATTACCGGCGGTTCACCAAAGGGAATCGTCAAGGAAATCGACTCTCGGGCCGGCGCTGGCGGCGGCGGTGTCGTCGATCTCGTGAACGTCACAGATCAGAACGGGAATATAGTTTCGGCCGAGGTCATCAAGGATCACTGGCAGATACCCGAGTCGTTCCTTCGCGGCGAACTCCGGATGGAGGCGAACCGCGCCCTCATCATCGAGGTCTCCGGTGATTCCGGCTACGATCCGAGCAATCCGAACGCGCCAGGTTCCTTGATGCCGGGAGACCGGGTGATCGTCGATGCGAGAGATACGAAGCCTTCGCCGCCAGGGCCGTTCCTCGTCTACGACGGCGTCGGGTTCGTCGTGAAGCTTTGCGAGCCGGTCTTCGGATCTGATCCGCCGCGGATCAGACTGTCGAGCCGCAATCCGACCTATGAACCTTACGACGTGAGTGCTGAAGAAGGGCACATCGTCGGAAGGGTTCGAGGGCGAATCACGGCGATGTAGCCGTAACTGGGGGGGGGGGGACTCGCATGA